CCTAGTAGCAGACTCCAGCGGCAACGGTAACAATTGGACACCCAACAACATCAGCCTCACTGCCGGGTCCACATACGACTCACTGACTGATGTGCCGACACTGACCTCGGAGACGGTGGCGAACTATGCTGTTATGAACCCACTAGATGGGTATCAATATGCTTCGTCAATTTTGACGATGACAAACGGAAACTTAACTGCCACGGTAGGAACTGCTGCATCTATAAATGGCGTAGCATCAATTGTTCTAACTTCAGGCAAGTGGTATGCTGAATTTACAGTAAAAGCTTTTTCTACTGGCTCGTCGCTTATGTGGTTTGGCGCAAGCGACATAAAGGGATTTACGGGAAATTCATCTGCGTATAACAGTTCTGGGGCTATTACATTTAACGGGTCCAGTACAAGTGGTTACGCAACTTTTAATGTAGGAGATGTTATTGGTTGTGCTTTTGATATTACCAATAACACTGCTACTTATTATAAGAATAGTACCCAAATAGCAACTGGAACCTTAGGCGTAACAACTAAAACTTACGTTTTTTGGGCGCAATCAAATGTTGTTGGGGATTCGTTTGCCGCCAACTTCGGCCAGCAACCCTTCGTCTACACCGCCCCCAGCGGTTTCCTCCCACTCAACACTTTCAACATCCCAGCAGGCACAGTCACTACTAGCGGCACGTTTACCGGCAACCTCAGCACGGACGGCCCGTTTGTGTTCCTGAACGGCACCCCCACGGCAATGACAATCAACGGCAACGCAGTAACCTTCGGAACCCATGCCGACAAGCTGGCAAACGGTTTCAAGGTGCGCAGCAGTTCAGCGAGCTACAACGCATCCGGCAGCAACACCTACGTCGCCACGACTGTCGGGGAAGTGTTCAAGTACGAAGAGGCTCAGGCTAACCCGTGATGCCTCAACTGCCCGCCGACAAGGCCAACCACGCCGTCTACGGTGCGCTGATCTTCCTAGCCGCCCTAGCGGTCCTGCGCCGCCCTGACGCTGCCTATGGCCTCGTGGTGCTGGCCGCAGTGGGCAAGGAGGCGCTCGACTGGCTCTCCAACCAACGTGCTATCAGAGCAGGCTTGACGCCCACGCACGGAGTAGAATGGCTTGATGCCCTAGCAACCTGCGCTGGCGGCGCGGTGCCACTGCTCGCAAGGATGATCTGATGGATTCCCAATCGCTTATCAACACCGGCCTTGGCGCCGTCTGTACCGTCACCGGTTGGTTCGCCAGAGAACTCTGGACGGCGGTCAAGGAGTTGAGAAGCGACCTGGCAAGGCTATCGGTCGAGCTACCCAAGACCTATGTGACGCGGGACGATTACAGGTCAGACCTCAAAGAGATACGCGACCTGCTTGGGCGCATCTTTGACAAGCTCGACGGCAAGGTCGACAGGTCATAGCACCCGCTCCCAGCGAATACGCGCAACATCACCCGACCCTATGTCGGAGCGTTTCCGGCTTGGCGCATCCCAGCCTTTCCGGGCCGGAAGTTGCGCAGCAACAGCCCAGCCAGCGCCGCGCAACGACGCGCCAGACTCATCGTGCTGCGTGTACGTCACGCACTTTGCATAGCCAAGCGCAGTAGCTGCGCGGCAGATAGCGCCATACAGTTTTGAGTTGGCGTTGCGCGTTCCATCGGTGCAAGTGCGCGTCACCTCCAGCGTCAGCCCATCGTCCAACATCCGCGCCACTGGCCGACCAGCGGTTGCCGTGCCCACAAGAACATCATCGACGAACAGGCCGACGCTAAACTTGTGGCCAATTGGCGGCTTGTTGTGCCGGTGATGCTCGCGCACATACTCTTGCGCCAACTTGAGTGATATCGGAGCGATTTTCATAGCAGCGCCGAGATACCCACAGTCACCATCTCGCTCTTGAGCTTGCTAGGGTTGGTCTTCGCCATCACCCGCAACGCCACCGCAGCGAACGTCTCGATGCCGGCCCAGGCGTCCTCTAGGTGCGGGTCATTGAGCGCCAGGATGTGCGCTCTGATCGTCAGAACGTCGGCCATGTAGGCGTCCCTGATGGCGTCTATCGCCGCTTTAGTTGGTCGCATGAGAACTCCGCTAGTTGCCACACGCTGTTAGGCGCGTGAATTTTGAAAGGTTTGGCAATCCGCTTTGGCGCCAGTTCTGACGCAGCTTGGCGTGCGGCGATCTTTGCTGTCCTGCGATCCCTGCACGCCTTGTGCTGCAGCTTGCGTTTGGTCCAGCGCCCAGCGTCTAGCTCTGCCGCTCGCTCAGGCGATGCCCAGCGCGCAGTGACGCCGCTACCGGCCACACCCAGCAGCCTTGCCTTGCGAGCAAAGCACAGAATCTTGCGGGCCTTGTCCAGCGAGATTTCCATGCGCAAGTGCATGTCGACCGTGCTCACACCGTTTGGGTACTCGCGAACCAAGTTGGCGGCAAGGTGCATCAGCAGTTCGGTGTCAGGGTGCATCACACGCACTGCATCATGTAGTCTAAATACCACGCCGCTTTTTCAATGGACTCGGTGCCACCCTTGTGCCGCTCGCGCCAGATGTATTTCATGGCGTTGCCTTTGCAGTAGCCCCGAAACTCTTCTTCAGTCAACGCCGACTGAATAGCCTCGATGCACTCAATCTTGCCTTGCTTGTAGTGCGGTGGGTTGTATACGCTCTCCAACGGTGTGTCCGGCAATGGTTGTTGGTATTTCATTTTCCGTCATCCGTCATTGAGTTGATATGCCTTATGGCGCAGTCGTAATGCTTCGGCCCCCATGCCCAGCAGTCCGGGCCGTGCGTGCCGATGTGGCCTTCTCGGGCGTCTTGGTACTTCAACTCTCGCCGCAGCCGCTCATTTTCTGCTAGGGCATCGCCCAGCAGGAGGTCTAGGTTTCTCTCGGTTTCGGTCACGTGTTCTTCTCCTTGAGTTTGGCTTCCGCTTCTCTAATAAACTCCACAACCTCGCTTTTGAACGCAATTACGAATCTTGTGAGTTTATTTACATCAGCCTTCGTCAACCCCTGCCATTGGGGCTTCGTATAAAGCGGCAAAGCTCGTTGGCCTTGCTGGATGTCGGTTGGGTTATCGGTTACATACACAGATTTACCGTCTTCTGTGTAAACCATCCATGCTACGGGTTCAACCACCGGGTTCAATCCAAAACAACTCCCCAATCTGCTCTGCCGTGTACTCTGCAAAGTCGTTACTGGCCCACTTAACACCCGTCTTTCCAGATGTGGATGTAGCCCACACCGTGCACAATTCGTCGGTTTCAATGCAACGCAAAATGTCTCCTCGGTGCAAAGCCAACTCCCTTGAACAGGCGTAGCAAAGCTTGGCCCGCTTGCACGTTTCCCCGCAGTCCCCCACCTGCGCTAGGTCAACACGCCCAGCCTGCCATGCATCCCACTCGCCACTGGTGGCGCTCTTGTGCAGATGCGCAGAGTTGCCCCAATGTTTATCGGCCCACGCTTCAAACGCAGCGCGCTCGGTCATGGCTCAATCCCAAAGTGGTTCATTATCAAAGACTTAACGGTATCGCCGCAGTAACATTCCTCCGCAAGTTCAGCGCACTCCCTGACGATAAGATCGGCGAACTTTTTGTAATTGAATTTGCTGTATTCTGGCCAACCATCTTTGCCAATTGGACCTGTTTCGTAGCACTGTTCAGCAAGTTTTTCAATTTGTTCGTTCATGGCTCAATCCCAAAATGGTTACAGATCAGCAGCTTGACGTTTCCCCCGTAGTTGACGCTCAACTCGGCGCACTCCATCACAACCAACTCGGCAAACCGCTGCACGTTGATGTAGTCGGCGCAACACTCCTCACGCCCACGGTGGTCAACGGTAATGTCGAAGCAGCCGTCCATTAGTTTTCTAATTCGTTCGTTCATGGCTCAACCCTCTGTTTAATGCCCAACATCTCTCGGTGCAGGTTCTCCAGCATCACCCGGTAGGGTGACTGGGGCAGGCAGTCCGTTGCCAGCTTGCATCGGTCTGCAAATGTCTCACCCCCTTCAGTGCGTACAGCTTCGCGTACAACGGACCGCACCTTGGCAAGCATGTCGTCAGGGTGAAGGCTAGTTGGCCAACGCCACCCCATCAGTTCGGCAATGCGTTCATCGGTCACGACGCAATCCCCTTAGTTTTCTCAAAAGTTCTGAGGCCACCGAGCCCGAGCATGCCGAGCATGAGCTCCCAGAGATTGTCGTCAATGCCAGGCAGCGTCGGCAACGGATGATCTAGCACAATGCCGGTCCACTGGACCAGCGGCCTGGCAATATATTGACAGGCCAGCGCCGACGCGCAGACCCAACCAATGGCTGGGCGCCAACCGCTCGTGAACGCGCTGGGGCTCGATGCCTCGGCGCGGTTGACGTCCAGCTGGCCCTGGACAATGGCAACCTGAGCGGCAAGTTGCGCGGCCTCTGCTGCTGACTTGTCTGGCCAGATGCGGGTGATGACTGTTTGCGCCAGTTCGACGCCTGCGGTCAGTGGGTCTATTGCCATTCGCCTGTCTCCATCTGTAACGCCATGCGATGCGCTCGTGCTGGCGTCTGCCGTGCCCAAGTGCTCTCCACCATCTGCGCAGCAGCCTCAAAGTACTGGCCATCCTCAACCGCCGACAACATCCGCTTGAACTGGAGCAGACCCTTCAAGCCCATCTGAAACGCCATGCCAATCAACACGGCCTGGCGCGGCTCGGACAGTCTGGGCATCCACGGCAGCGCCAACAGTACCTCGCGGGTCTTGGTCTTGATGTCGTTCTCAAGCAAGAAGTCGATCTCGTCTGGCGACAACCCGCCGCCCTTGCGCGAGTCGATCAAGCGCCCGACGCCGATCGTCCAGTACCCAAGCGAGTCTTGATAGGCGCAGGACTCGGCGCCCTCCTCGCGCAGTAGTTGGCTCTTCAAGTCCATAGCGTCACTCCGTAAGCGATTGCCAGCACCCAAACAATAAAAGCGGCGGCGCGGTTGGCCCACGACCAACGGTTTCGGTAGTGGGTAATGGCGTAACCGTCTCCGCCGAAGGCTTCTTCGAGCGACCTGGGAAAACGGCGTGTCGTTCGATTGTGCTGAACCGGTGGTTGTTGAAGCATTCGTATCTCCTTCGGGTTGTGTTGTTGGGCTGGTGGCGAGTTGAGACAACGCTGGTCGGTGCGTTACACAGCGGGCAACGCATAGAGCGGTGTTGCAACGCATCCGAGGCCCACCCAGTATTCCTTCTCCTCCCAGCGCCTAGTGAGCAGGATGCAAACCTCGCCTTCGCTGACCATCCAGCCGATGTGCGTCACGCTAGCCACGCAATCAGCGCCACTAGGGCGACGATCCACACTGCGCAGAACAGGCTCTGGCGGGCCGCAGCCTTACAGAAGTACTCTTCTCTGTCTTTCATGTCTTGCTCCTCTCTGGCCAGCTGTCTGGCCTTGGATACCACTGGACGTTCTTCGCGTGCTTGTCAGCCCGATTGCCGTAGGCTGCCACTGCATGCATGTTGTCAGAGTCAAAGCAGACCCATGACCAGTACTCGCCGTTCCACCAGCGAACCCTGTGCTCGCCGGTGGGCCACCAGCCTATGCTCGGCGGCGGCTTATTCTTCATCGTACCCACCATCGCCATCAAAACGCTCTTGCTCATCAAGGGCGAGCAGTTCGATTGCCTCAATCTTGTCGGGGCTCAGAAGGCCCAGAATGTCGGTGTCCTTGATGTAGGCCGCCGCCAAGCACATAGTGCTTGGGTAATCGGGGTGATCGCCATGGCCAAAGCACTCTGGCTCGTAGTCCAGGTGGCAGACCAAGGGCTGGTCTACTTCGTCAATGTCGTAGACGAACTCTACGCTGCCCAGCGGGCAGGGCGGGGCGCCGTTCATGACAGCGCCAGGAAAAGGAAGGTGGCGCCAGCAAGCCCGAGGGCTATGGCGAAGAGGGCATCAGAGATCATTTGGGCTCCTTGGTGCCCGGCGCTGGGCCGGGCTGGGTTGGTTAGGCTGCTGCGGTTTTCTTGGCATCCTCGTAAGCCAACCATGCAACATTGCAAGCCGCCGAAACAAGGTCGCGCTGATCGCGGCGAAGATTGCGCAAAATGTACGCAACTTCTAAGGGCAAGCAGTTGGCATCGCCGTTCTGCGCTGCGTTCAGGGCCTTCTCGGCCTTCTTGACCGCGCGGGCGGCTTTGTTTGCGTCATCGCACAAAGCGTAGAAGACGGTGTAGAGGGCTTCGCTGGTGGTGGTGTTCATAATGTCTCTCCGGTCCGGTTGCGGGTTGGTGTGAGAAGCATAATACCCAAAAAAAAGCATCAATTCTTAGGTACAAACCCTAGGTTTCGCATCTTTTCTTTAGCATCTTCCTGGCCGCGCCCAACGATCACATGGTGCCCCAGGTTGCGCAGGTAGTCGTGCCAGCTTTGCTGCTCCGACGAAACGCTGCCGCCCTTCTCGCGCTTCATCTCGATCCAGAGCAGCCAGGCCGGGACGAACAGGTCAGGCACGCCAGCCGATACGCCTTCGGCCTTCAGGCGTCCAGCCGCGGCGATGCCTCTCAGGCCACCGTTCGGGATCGCAAAGACCCTCACCCCGCAGGCCTGGCGTATCCACTGCACCAGCTCGCGCTGCTCTTCGTGTTCTGTTTTCATCAGAAGGGCAGGTCCATCACCCACTTGTTGCAGGCATCCGGCGTGGCGGCGAAGTCCTCCGGCGGCTCTTTGAAGAACTCCACGCACAGGCCGTCTGTGCCATAGAGCTCGCAGCTATGGCAGCACCTGGGCGGGCCGGCCTTGAGCATGTTGTAGTAGACAGTGACAATTTCAGGCTGTTTGTGGCGCATCTAGTTTCCATTTTCGTTGCATAACACGGTGAAATTTACCGTCCATCTTGAACTCAATCATGTCTGGCGGCTCGCCGCAGGAAAGAATGTCGGCCACTACGTCCAGCGGGTTATAGAGGTCGGACACAAGCACATCGGCACCCGAGGCGATCTCTGCCACAGTCCGCCTGGCCTTCTCGCCGGCATAGCCGGGATTGTTGATCGGCATGTACTCGGACACTGGCGCGTCCGACAGCGCACCGTAATAGGTGACCATCAACATCTCTTGCCCGCTGGCGCGGCTGATATGCTTGCGCCAGCGCCAGGCGGTCACCGACATTTCCTTGCCCGCCAATCCCATAATGTCGTCGTTTTGGAGCTTGAGTTTCTTAACTTCAGGCTCCGGGAACGGATGCCCGCAGGCAGGGCATACACGGGCCGCCAGGGCGCAGAGTTCCTGGCAGTTGTCGCATACCTTCACTGGCGCGGCGCCTTCTTTCTCGCCCTTCTTGTTCGGCGGTCGGACGTGGGTGATTGGGCCATGGGTTGCCACCACTGCTGCGAAGTCAAGCACCAGGCAGTGATCGGTGTGGCTCTTGGGCCGCAAACCCCGGCCCGCCATCTGGACGTAAAGGCCTGGGCTCATCGTGGGCCGCAGCATGGCAATCAGGTCAATGTCCGGGT